GCGCGCTCCATGGCAGGCTGCACGGCGCGCCGAACTTCGGTCGGGATGGCGCGCATCCGCCGCTGGAACCGCCCGAGACCGCCGTCATCCATCTCAGAAGCTCCTGTCGCGGTAGCAGTCGACAATGTCCGAGACCCCGAAGGGCATTTCCCGCGCGCCCTCTCCCGCCGTCTCGCGGTTCTCGAACCACCAGGCCGTGAGCTGGCACACTGCTTCCTTCAGGGACGGCGGAACCGGGTCCTGACCTTCGCCACCGAACCGCGTGGCGATCGGATAGCCGAGCCACCGCTCGATGTAGTTCTGCGCCGCCTCGATCTTCGACTCGATCAGGACGGCATCGTCGAACTCGAGCGTGTCGATGGTGAAGGCCAGCTGACGCCGGACATCTTCTGCCGTGACGATTGCCATCGCGCCAGCCTCAGGTCGGGCTGGCGTTGGTGCGCACCACGTTCGAGTTGACCGCGACCGAGGCCGTCATCTTCATCACGTTGTTGGCCGCGTCCAGCGCTTCGCCAGCGCTCATCACCTTGCCGATGAACATGCGGGTCGAGTTCTTCGGCGAGGCACCGGATGCGGGCTTGTCGTTGAACTCGATCTTGAAGGCATAGTCGGCGGTCGTCTTCTCGGCCGCAATGATGGCGATCTGGCCCGCGTCGGCATAGTCGATCGCCATCACGAGTTCCATCGTGCCGGCGTTGCGGGTGCCCTTGATCGTCTTGGTGCGCCCCTCGCCGATGATGTCCTGCGTGATCGCCTCGGACGAGTCGCCGAAGCTGCCGATCGCGTCGAGGTTCTTGATCTCCACCCAGGTCTGGCTGGTGAAGTCAGATGCGATGAAGTCGGTCGATTTCATCTCGAGCGCCCCACCGATGAAGACCTTGGAGCCGGCCGTTGCAAAGAAAGGCATGATAGTTCCTCCTTCAGGAGTTGCGGCGCTCTTCCCGCTGTTTCGCGCCGGAATGACAGGATTTGCAGAGCGACTGCAGGTTGGTCGGATCGAGCCGCCGCTCGGGGGCGAGGCGCCGAGGTTCGATGTGGTCGACCTCGATCGCCTTCGCGCCGCAACGGCGGCACCAGGGATGCTTCGCGAGATGGGCAGCCCTGAGCTTGCGCCAGTCCCCGCCCAGGCCCCGCTGTGCGGCGCTCGGGCGGGTCTTGTCGAAGCGCGCCTTGCGTTCGGCCGCCCGGCGGGCCTCGCAGGGGCATTGCTGCCCGTGCTGGACCGTCTTGCCGCAAGCGCAGAGGCGAGGCGCGCGCGACGGCATCAGGCCACCGGACGGCTAGCCGTGCTGCCGAGGACTGCCACCGCACCGGCTGCGATCGAGGTACCGCCGGCCTTGGTCAGCGACAGGCGCACGAAACGCTTGTTCCCGAGATAGCCGAGCTTGTAGCTGGCCGATGCCAGGAGCGTTGCCGGAGCGTTGGTCTGGCGATGGGCCGCCGCCACATCGGTCCAGTTCGTCGCGCCATCGGCGCTTTCCTGCAGGGTCACGCCGAAGTCACCGGAACCCACGATCGCGCCCGTGGTGACGATGATCGTCGCCCGTTCGGCTTTCTGAAGGTCGATCGCGGGGCCAGTCACGGCGGCCGCCTGGACAGCCGGGGCCAGTGCAAGCACCGCCCCGATGTTCGAGAAGAGATCACGCATGGTTATGGCTCCTTACGAGGTGGCGATCTTGAGCTTGCGGAACCGCGCCGCTTGCAGGACACCCCCGCCGACACGCCGGGTGGCATGAATGCGGGTCAGTCCGGCGGTACGGCGCGTGTAGGGGTCGACCAGCACGTCAAGGCCTACCCGATCGAGGATCCGGTAGGCCGAGAAGTCGCCGTAGATGACCGGGAAGGCATCCGCCGCGACATCAGGCATGTCGACCATCTCGACCACCGGGCGCCCCAGGATCGTCTCGGGCTGGCCCATCTGGTAGCTCGGCTGCCACAGAAAGCTGCCGTTCGAATCCGTGAAGCCGCGGATCAGGCCCAAGGTCGTCCCGTTCATCGCCCAGACGCCCCGGTTGCGATAGGTCGCCGGCAGCGCATACAGGAGCTTGATCAGGTTTGCGGCGGTAAAGAGCCCCGCCCCGCCGCTCGCGGTGTAGGGAATATCGGCGTTGCGCATGAAGCCTTCCGGCTCGAGCGGGCCTTGCCCCCAGACGAAGGCCGTGGCCTCCTTCTTGCCGAAGTCCTCGGCCAGTGCCATGCGCACCTCTTCCTCGGCCTGCGGAGCGTCCTGCAGGAGCCGGTTCGAGATGTCGACAAAGGTCGCAAGCTCCTTCACGGCCAGTTCCTTCTGGCCGAAGGTGATGCCGGATTCCTCCCGATCCTGCGTCTCACCCACCCATTTCGCATTGGTGAGGTCGCTGCGCGTCGGATAAATGGTCGACGGCGCCACAGTCCCGCGCACCGAAGCAAAGGCGCGGATCGGCGAGAACTCGACCAGATCGCGGATGACCTCCGAGGACAGTTCGGGCGGGGCCAGATAGCCGCCCTGCGGGTCGCTCGACTGATTGAGCGCCTTCTTGTCTTCCTCGCTGATGCCGTCGCCACGGTAGAGATAGGCCGCGAAGGCCTTGCGCTCGGCGCTCGGCTCATCCTTGCTCTTGTCATCGCCAGTGGCGCGGTTGGCCTTCGCCTCGAGCTTGTCGAGACGCTCGACCAGGGCCGTGGTGTCGGACTTTTTCTCCAGGTCGGCGACCTTGGTTTCGACCATCTTGGTCAGATCGGCGAGCGCCTTCTCCACCTGTTTCGCCGGATCGTCGTCGTCGCCCTTCCGGACCAGGGCAGTGCTGCCGAGCAGCTGGGTCGTCTTCAGGTGCCGCATGATGTTACCTCGCTGCGAGCTGCGCCGTGGCGCGTTGAAGGGCAGCGGCGAGGCGCAGGGCACCCACCGCCGACTTGGCGGAAGTCACCTTCGCGCCTGGATGGCATGGCAGGGTCACGAGGGACGCTTCCATGAGTTCGAGGGTCTTGATGACCCGACCGCGTGGCTGCCGCGGGGTCACGTTTTCAGGGCGGAAGCCGATCGAGATGCCGCGCACCGCACCGGACTGCACCAGAGCGCGAACCTCGCGCGCGCGCTCCACCTGGTCGATCAGCAGACGGCCCTTGAGATAGAAGCCATCGGGCTTCTCTTCCGCCTGTTCCCAAACCCCGACCGGGTCGTTCGGATCATGGCCGAAGAGCATGGGCAACGGCATCCGGGCACCGGCAAAGGCGCCCTTCTCGATGACATCGCCCACCCGATCGGCGCTGCCGAAGGGCCAGGCCAGCGCCGTGATGGCACCGGCATCATCCACGAGGATCTTGGTCTCGATGAAGCTGCGGTCCATGATCAGGTCTCCGGGGCGAAGTTGCGCCGATCACCGGCAAAGGCATCGACCTGAGCCTCGACCCAGGCTGCCGCGCGCAGAAGGCGAAGGACGTTGGCATGGCTGAACGGCACCGGCGCGCCGTCTTCCGTCACTTCCCAGCCGAGGACACAGCGGGCGAGGCTGTTCTGCCGGGCCCGCTCGCGATCCGCCGCGCCCACATGCCCGTCCGAATCCGCCATTTCAGTCAGTTCATCGGACAACCGCACCCGGCCCCGGGCCTGCACCGAACTGTCCGGACCTGCGATCAGCAAGCGGATGCCAGTCGGCCGGCCGGTGAAGGGCTCGACCAGGTCAAGCCAGCGGCCACGATCCTGGTCTTCGGTATTGGCGAGGATGTCATTCAGCTGCATCGGCCGGGTCTTCCTGTTCTGGGTTGGCGCCGGGCTGGTTGCCGCCCGGGGTCGCGATGTTCGGATTGAGGAACTCGTCGCCCCCGTCGCGCGGCGTCATGCCCAGCCAGCCCCGCGCTTCGTTGGGGTTGATCGTGCGCGAGGCGATCAGGCTGTTGATTGCCGCCGCGCGGGTCGACAGGTCGGCCCGGGTCAGGTCGTCGCGATCGAACCGGATCACATGGGTCTTGCGCTCGGTGGCGCTGAAGAGTGCCCGGCGCAGCGCCCCTTCGAGGGCGCGCAGCCAGGGCTCGAGCGTGTAGCTGAGAAACTCCCGGCCCTTCTGTTCGCTGTTCGACCAGGTCGCGCGGCTCAGGTCGCCCACCATGGGCGCCGGGATGTTGAACGCCCGCGCGATTTCTTCGATCTGGAAGCGGCGGTTCTCCAGGAACTGCGCATCGGTCGAATTGAAGGTGATCGGTTCGAACGTCATGCCGTCGAAGAGGATCGCGGTGCGGCCAGAATCCTCGCCCTCATGGGCCGTGCGCCAGGCCGTGCGCGCCGCCTTTACGGCTTCCTCGCCCATCCCTTTCGGGATCAGGAGGGCACCGGACGGGCGGGCACCACGGCTGAAGAGCCGGGCTGCATGGCGATCGAGCGCGACCGCCACCGCGATCGCCGACATGGCCAGGCGCAGCGGCGGCCGACCGAGCGGCGGCAGAAGATGGATCACATCCTCGGCCGGGATCGGTTGATTGCTGCGCCGGTAGCGCCGCTCGCCGGTCACCTGGTCGATTTCATAGGTGAGGACGCCCGGCAGGTAGCGGATCACTTCGACCGGGCGGCCGCTCACGCGGTTGACCCAAGCAAGACCGCCAGCGTCGAGCGTCAAGGCATCGACCATCAGCTGGCGAATGAACTCGAACGCGGTAGTCCAGCCGTTCGCCTCATCGCGCAAGAGCGGCAGGACGGGATGGTCAGGAAGGTCAACCTCGACCGCGCCCTCGATCCGCTTGACGAAGACATCGAGGCTCGCAGCGGCCTCGGCGATGATCTGGATCGAGTTTACAACGACCGGAACCTGCATCGCCTCGGCCATCGTCACCGTGATGCCGTTGGCCGTCTGCGGCACACCCGTGATCAGTTCCATCCACGACGCGGCGGTCGCGAGGGACTTGGCTTCAGGCGCAGCGGCCGGTTTGGCGAAGGGGTTCCATTTCATTCTCCAGTTTATGCGGGTCCGGATCGGGCCGCGCCAAGCTGGCAAAACATGGGAAATCGTTGGTTTTCGTGGAAAGTCGGGGACGGCGGCAGCCTATTTCGACCGCAGCCAGGCCACGAGCTCGGCCGAGAAGGCGAAGTAGCGCCCGCTCGGCCGGTAGATCGGCACTCCCGGCTCTTGGGCGAGCTCACGGGTCGTGTCGGTCGAAAGCCCGATAAAACCGGCGATGGCGGTCAGCCCCCAGATCTTCCGGTTGGGCTCGAGCAGCTGGTCGGCGCGCCAGCGATCGAGCGGCGGCCGATCCTTGCTCTGGACGATGATTTTCGGCGTCTTTTCAATCGATCCCATTGCTCTCTTGCCTCTTGTCTTGATGTAAGGCTTTGATAAAAAGCCTATTTCCTGCGAATGACGCGATGGCTACCCCGCGCCGGTCCCCCGTCAGGGTCCAAAGTCTTGATCCACCCCCCCGGGGGCCGCACCGCCAAGCGCCCGACCGGTCAGCAAGGTATAGACCTCGATCGCCCGCTTTGTGACAGCTTGGACAAGCCGCTGATCGGTCACCTCGACTGACATCGCCACGCCGCTGCCGGTCTTGGCGGAGGGTGTGCCGATCTTGACGGACCCGTCTGCCTTCTCGAGCAGGACGCACCCTTTCACCAGCAGGCCAGCGTGGTGCAGACCGAAGCCTGCAATCAGGCGGTTGCCTCGCTCATTGGCAGGATAATCCAAGACAACGAAGCTGCGGATTTCGAAAGCGTCGTCGCCCATCACGCTTCCCCCGCAGGAGGCATCACGGCCAGCGCCACCGCCGCCGCCGATGGCATGTTCTGCACCCGCTCGATGGCGCGACGGCAAGCGTCCGCCGTGGCTGGCCCACCAAGCCACCAGGTCATGTTGCTGATGATCTCTGCATGCGCGCCGGCCAGCACCGCGTCGATCGACATGTCGCCCGCAAGGTCCATGAGCAGCGCGCGCACGGCCTCACCGGCCCGCTCGGCATCCAGGCTCTTCTGCGCCAGGCGCTCGGTATTCTCGTCGCTCATTCTCAACCCTCTCTTTGCCTATTCATCCACCGGTCCAAGGGCCTCCCAGGAAGGGTGGGGTTTCCCCCCTTTAGGGGGGAACCCCCCACCCGGACCCTTGGCGCCAGATGGAGGGTTTTTTTGAGAGATTTGCCCCCTTCGCCACACCAGAGGGCAAACCGATATTGTTCGCAGAAACCTGCGTTGTTTAGCGGATGGGCTTGGCCTTCACCCTTCCATCGCCCTGCTTTTTGCGGTGCAGGGCCCGCTATCCACGCCCCTGATCAGGGTACGCCCCAGTCACGTCCTGTCGTCGCTTTCGGTGGCATTCGGTGCGGCCCTCGGCCCTCCCGACATGCCCCAGTGCGCTTGTGCCCTATGGCATCAAGCCACCTGTCTGGCGACGACACAGGTCGTGACCTGATCGCCATCTTGATCGTCGCCAAGGTGAACCTGGCGAAGGGTGTAGGTAAACTTGTAGCCCGTGGGCCCGTCTCTCTGCTTACGAACCTCCGCAGTTATGACCCCGATCTCATCGCGAGTGAGTTCGAGCTCGGTGTCGATTGCAGCGCGAAGGGAAGAGTGCCCCCGCGCGCCCTTGGACGTGTCCTTGCCGGAATGGTGCACCAGCATGATGTGTGCCCCGGTGACACGCCGAATTAGGTCAAGGCCCTCCATCAGGGCCGCGATCGCTGGTGCAGCGTTCTCATCCGCACCACCCATGACTCGAGCCAGAGTATCGACCACAATCAGGTCGAAGGACCCGCCCCCTGTCGCAGCGAGGTACTGTACAAGTTCCGCCAGGGCAGACGCAGCGCTTCCTGGACCGGTCAGAGTCATGGGCGCTGTGAGGACAAAGAACTCAGGATCATCCAGCGCTGCGATGCGGTTGGCGAAGCTCGCCCCGCCCTCGGCAGCGATATAGAGAACGCGCCCCTTTTTGACCCGCCGACCACCCCACTCCCGGCCCTTTGCCACATGGTGCGCGATGTCGATCGCAAGGAAGCTCTTGCCCGAGTTCGACGGGCCATAGAGTACCGACAGGGCGCCCTGGTCGAGCCAACCCTTCACAACATAGTTGCGCTCGAGGACCGGCTTCAGGTCACCAGCCCAAGTTGCCGACGCCAACAGTGCCTTGGCGCGCGGCTTCAAACTGTCAGGCTTCGACCGCAGGGCATGTACATTGCCCCGCTGCATATCGGTCGGAACGTCAACGTCCTCGATGTTATGCGAGAACCGCTTGCGAACATCGTCATCGCGACTGTCAGCCATCGGCCCGCCCCCCTACATGACGCAAGAAGGCACCCTGATCGGCTCTAGACATCCGCTCGAAACAGGCCAGGCAATAGGCCTTGATCTCGGTCCGCATCGCGAAGCTGGCCCAGGTGCGGGCCTCATCCATGATCGTAACAAACGGCGCGATCGGCATGCCCCGGCGCAAGTCGCTGATCGCAGCTTCCATTAGCTTGCAGGCATCATCCGGATGGCAATTGGCGATGGCTTCTCCCAACCGAAGCAAGGACTGGGTTCTTTCGCCAAGGTGGCTGACTGTTTTACAGTGCCCG